TAGCCAAAGAATCCAATACATCACGGTGAGTAGTAGACATTTTAGGAATCTCTACAGTGATAGTTGGAACAGCAGCAACAGAACCGTCAGCGATAGTCTTTACATCAGTGAAAGCAGAGAAGCCGTCTTTGATGTTAAACTCCAATTCAAATACATCTCCATCAGTAAGAAGATCAACTGAAGCAGGAGTGATAGTCACTACATTACTGGAAACAGCAACCAAAGAGTTTGAGCTTAAGTTTGCTTTGTCTCCAATGTAGATTTTAGTCAAGCCACCTAGGGCAAGATCGTCACAAGAGTAAGAAACTCCAGCAATTACAGTATTACAAGCCATTTATTATAAGGTATTAAAGGAAGGGCCGAAGCCCTTCCGTTGTTAGTCAATTATTATGCGAAGTTCTTAGCGTAGACAATCTCTTCACCTTTCAAGTAAGAGAAGCCCAACTTGAACTGACCCCAGATTTTATCAGAAGACAATTCAGCTTCATACTTCATATCGATAGCACGAACATCGTTGTAGTCATCAGTCAACATAACCAAGTTCTGTGGAGCAGCGATGATGAACTCGTTAGCAGGCAAAGAAGCGAAGTGAGCTACTTCCATACCGTAGTAAGAAGGAATACCACCTTCAACAACCCCTTGAGGAGTAGTAGTGTACAAACCAGCGATAGCGATTTGGTAAGCTTGCATTGCAGCAGTTCCCAAGAAGTAAGTAGGTTTGAAGTCACGGTCAGCATCACCGTAAACAGCAGCCAACATAACGTCACTCATAGACTCGTAAGCACCCTCCATAAGGTCAAGGATGTTGCTTGAGCTGATAGTAGCGTTAGTGTCGTAGTCAATTACGTCAGCATCAGCAGCCATCTCAGTAGTCAACTCAGTACCAGCCAATTCAAGAGCCTTCTGAGCAGATAGTTTTGCGAAGTAGTCAAATACCCAGTCTTTGAATTCAGCATCCATAGTCTCAGGATTGTGTTGACCTTTCTTCAACAATAGGCCACGGTAAGAAGACTCAAGAGCATCCTTACAGTTCAAGAAAGACCACTTGTAAGTTTCAACAGTCATTTCTTTTTCAGCTACAGAAGCAGCAGATTGTGGATCAAATACACAAAGGTCGTTACCGAAAGTCAATGAAGCATCGAAGATAGGTACGTTTACTTTAGCTTTAACACCATCAATAAGACGGAAGCGGTTCAATACTGCCGCTGATTTTACCATTGCATCGATGAACAAGTCTGGACGTCTGTCACCGTATGGCAAGTTTGAAATAGTTACACTCATTTTATATAAGTTTTAAAAAAGGGTTTCGTTTTACTTAATTTACAATAATTACTTGCGATTGAAGAAGTTATTGATCAAGTTCACTTTTTCAGGAGTGATTGCATCAAAAACTACTGTCTTGTCCTCAACTGTCTCAGCTACTTCCTCAGCCTTTTGTTCAGCAGCAAATTGCTCCTCAACTTCCAACTGATTAGTTTCTTCCTCAGCTTCAAAGTTTTCCTCTACTTCTGCATCAGCAGCAGCAAATTCCTCTTCAATGTTCTCAGCAACTTCTTCAGTAGCCTCGTACATCTTCTCTTTGTCTTCAGTCATTTTCTCTTCGTCATCTTGGTCTTCGTCTGCACTCATTTCTTCTTCTTGAGATGCACCCATAGACTCGATGTGCTTTTGAATCATTTCGATAGCACCCTTAAGGTCTTCAACGCCACCGAACTTCTCTTCAATAGATGTCACAGCTTCCAGGAGTACGTTGTTCTCGTTCTCCAAAGCCTCGATTCTTGCCTCGTACTTGTTAGCCATTGCCTCAAATTGAGCCTCTAACTTACCAAGTTCTTTGGCGAAAGCAAATTCGTTCATTTGTTTTTCGTTATTTGTTGGTTTAATATCAGCTTTGATTTCGATAGAGAATCCATTGATATCTCCATTCTTAATCGAAGTAAATAATTCGTCAGACTCAATTTTAGCCTTTACGAATACGGTTCCGTTTGGAAGGTCGTAGCCATAGTCCTTAGACTTATCGTTATCGCTCTCCTTCATCCAAACCTCAAGCATAACCACCTCATCAGTATCGTAAGCGTGGTTAATACCAAATGCGTTAAACAACCCTTCTTTAGAATACTTGTACATAATCTCTTCGATAGTCTCCTTTGTGAAGCGTACATAGTAGTATCCCATATCTGGGCTGAAGCGTAGGATTTCCTTGTTAGGAATCATAATAGGTCCTACAACCTCTTTCTTTTCATCTGAGGCAAACATAGCCACCTTCTCAACTTCGTTGAAATAGATGAAGTTCTCCTCAATAGCAGGCTTATCTACAAGGGAGATTTTATACATCCCTTGTGCAATGTCCTCTAATGATATATCAAATAATGGTAAGTTATCCATTCTTTAGTTTTTTAGGGAAGGATTTAATCCAATCAATCCTTTTTCTTGTTAGTGGGAACATCCTTGACTTTACGGTCACCCCACGGGAGGTCAGCCACATCTGCACTTGCCTTAACTGTTCCCTTTCGTATGCTTTCAGCTTTTCTAATTGCCCAGTTAATACCGCTTGTTCCTCCCCAACCGAGCCAAGCAACATAGCCTCTATCTTTCCAAGGCGTGTCCTTATACTTAGGGTCAATCGCAGCATTCTTTCTATGGCGATTAAACGCAGCCATTCGAGCAATAGTGTCATATGAAAGTTTTCTTCGTGAGGCTAATTGGTTAGCACGAGTCCATCCCACAGAAGTCATCCCCTTTACTTCAGAGCCGTACTTCTTCTTCCACTCAAGAACTTTCTTGGCGTTATTAGTAGCAGATTGTGGGTAGTCGTTGTATGTAGCCATCAAATTAATTTACAATTATTGTAGTATTCCCTCAATTGTCAAGTAAGCGTAATTATCAAATACTTCGCCCTTTGCACTTTTTACCAGGATAGGGCTTGAGGTAAACCTCGTAGCAGATAGTGTTTGCAAGAAGAAATCTAAAGACGATAAATCTGCTGTAGGAACAACCATATCAAATGTGATACGAGGATTCTCAGACTGAAGTATCTTTTCCGATGCTGCAAATATTCTATTGTAACTGTCCGTAGTGCTACCACCATCCTCAAACAATAGACTCCACCCAGCAGTGTTGTAAGGGAACAACCTTCCGTTAAAGGTGTGTTGACCTCTATCGATGTATATACGCTCAATCTCAGTGATCATCTTTTCACTTTGGTCGTTGCCCTTTAGCTTGATGTGAGGAATCTTAAGGTTTGTATCGTAGATAGGTTTATCCAAATAAGCAAATCTTAACCCAACGTCTTTATTCTGAGTAAAAATGTTAGGTGTAAACCCAAGCTCCTTTTCGCTGAAGGCTCCGTTCTGGAAGTTTTGATTGCTTTCCATATCATAAGCCTTTTCTCCACAAACACTTTTGAAGTATACAGAAGAATCAAGGTCTATCTTTATCTCTGCAATTCCCTCACTGTTAAGTTCTTGAGTCGTTGAACCTATGATAATTTCATCGTTATCAAGGTCATCAAAATACAAGCCGTAGTCCTTATTGTTTATCTCAAAGGTCTTAACCTTATCACCACCGTTGGTCATCTTTACAGACTTAAGGTCATCAACAAGGCTGTTTATGTTTTGTGAACCAGTCCTTACAATTGACAGTGGATCAATTCTTAAAATGTGCTCAGAAGTTACTGTATCAAACTCATAGAATATACCACAGTCAAAACGCTTAAGCAAATTGATTAAGATATCAGAAACTGTAAGAGGACAAGTTTTATTTATAGATTCAGATATAATGAACTCATCATCAAGTTCATAGAGTAAGTGGTCCTCATTAGCAGTGAACTTTAAGTCCATCTGTCCATAGCTCTCGATACGAGTGACAAGTTTTCTTAACTCCCCTACACTAAATTTACTTTGAGCGTAGCTAGTTGCTGTGTGGTGTGAAGTTCCGTGATTATAACCCGTAGCGTAGCTGAGGTCTATCTCACCATCAAAAGGCTCAATGAAGTAGTTAATGCTGTATCTACTGCCACCGTTTACAAACAGCTCTATATCGCTTGGGAAGTATGCTGTAAAGTCTTCAAACCAAAGCATATCAGAGTATACATCTCCTACACCAAGAATTGTTCCGTGGTTCTCGTGTCCCGTATCACACTGGTAATAGTCGTATGGGTCCGAATTGCTGTTCTTATTTGAGAATCCACTCTGTACTCCATATACATCCGACATCGTTAAGATGATATCATCACCGTTGATGTCTTGCATAGGGATTTTCTTTACCATAAAACCATCCTCATATATGCTGATAAAGAATTTAAACCTCATATCGGATGTCGCAATAAAGATGTTGTCTACCATCTTATCTTCCCCAGCAATTGGAATCTCCAACTTAGGAAGCTGAACAGAAAAACTTGAGTTACCACTGCGAAGACCTACAGAGGCATTGAACGATACCTTTGGACAGAAGAATCCT